CCGACATCCACCAGTTCAATGCAGACCTGGTGACGGTCTGCGCCCACAAGTTTCATGGACCGAAGGGCGCAGGTTGAACAGTCGCGTGCGATTTGCGACAAAATCGCATAGCGTTGCGACAGTCGATCCTCACTGAGGCAATTTGCAGGGGTCTTGCAAACGCCAGTTTGGACACCAAAGGAGTCTCTTCCACGGTTCGATCCGAGCGTTCGAACTCGTGCACACCTTCCAATCCTTCCCATTCGGTCGACAGCAACGCCAAACCTCGACCTGGAACCATTCACAACCCCGGCAAATTGTCGCCAGGATCGATTCTGGCGGCCTTTCAATTCGGGGTGGTGTCTTTGGTGCGGTCGCTTTTGGGCGCAGCATTCCGGTCGCTCTGAAGACAAGGGCGCTCATTCGGTGGTCAGTTCGACCGCGATGATCAATGCGTCGGCTTCGATTGGGGTCACGGTTTTCGCGCCGGAAGCGGTCCGATTGCAGTAAATCAGATCGCCCCCGTCGAAGACTCGACCGACCGCGATCACTGACGAAGGCGGAAGCGGCGGAATCAGCCTTTCAGCGGTCGGCAAAAGGGCGCACTCGACCGAGTAATCTGTGCGCAGGGTGAACTTGTGGATCTTACCTCCTGCTGACCAGAAATCAGCCCCCCCATTGCAATCGTCTCCAAGGCCCGCAGTTGTCTCCTCTACGGTGTAGTAATCGAGCTGGGTTTCGACGAGCCCGAGCAGCAATCCGTTGGTCTCGATCATGTCCTGCCAACTCGGTGGAATTGCCTCCAGATAATCGTCATGGAACAAGGCCCATCGATAGCGGTCATCTCGACGGCTGTGAACCAGTCTCCAGTCGCCGCTTCCGTCGCAAGCGGCATCGTCAATCGCAAGGGTGTAAATCGCCGCGGCAAACGTGTCGTCCGACCAGCCTGAAAGCGTTGGCGCAGGAGGCATCACAGCGCCGAATTTGTCGTCGACTCCGGGCAAGACAGAACTGGTCGTGCAACCCGTCTCAGTTCCGTCCGCTTGGTGCATCTTTACGACCTCAATCGTCTCGCTGTTTCCGGTCTGCCGTTGGAACTTCAGCGGGAGCATCAAACGCACCCTCGTGAGCAGGTTCCAGAAGGCGGCGAATTGGTTGAAGATCTCCGCGCTCGGGTACGTGTTCGGAAGGGGCCCGTGGAACAGGGGTTTTTCAGGGCGCGTCTCGGCGACCGGAGCGAGCGTCGAAGCCGCGGATTGGATGCACCCAAAAGCCCGGCCGTTGAACGCCTGGAAGCACGCCGATTCGAAGCTGAAATCGAGGACCGAATAAACCCCCGTCTCGCAGCCGTAAGCCTCGGTGGAAACCGTGTCGACATAGCCCTCGACCATTGCGCGAGCATAAACCTCCATCTGGCTGAAAACGCCGGCCTCCATTGGCGTGTCCGCTTCGTCCGCGTCGGTGTTGTCATCCTCGTAGGGTTTCGGCACCAGTTTGGTGAGCGCGATGCGGGGGAAACAGGCGCCATTCGGCACGTCCAATCCGAGGTGCACCGAGCTGTTGTGCGCGGCGTTCCCGTACTGCGTTCCGTGACCCACGCAATCACCCCCCACAAACTGGTTGATCAGGTATTCCCGGATCCCGTTCTCAGCGGTCCGTCCGGACTCGATTTCCGCCTGGATCGTGGCGAGGTCCCACGTGGCCAGATCGCGGTCGATTGTCGCGGGTGCATCGGACCCATGTTGGAGCCGTCCCGAGAGCACTACGCGCAGCCGTTCTTCCCCGTCCTCGGTGATGGCCGTCACGCTCTCGATATCGAGCGGCAATTCCCCGATTGGACACGACCGCAATTTGCGCCTCCGAGCCTCCTCGCAGGTGGGGTCTGGATCCGCGCACGGCAGCGCGTTGATTCCCTCGGCGTACCGGTAAGATGGGAGCGATTCCGGCGCGACCCATTCCTTCGAACCGTAGGAGAAATGCCGGGTGAGATTCCCGGGGTTCGGCGTCGGGTGTTCCCATGTGCACCGGTCGAAGTGCGAAGACACGTAATCCGTGAAAGCCGATGTCTTCCACGTCGACGTTTCGAGGTTCGAGTAAGGGATCAGCGCCATCACATCCAGCACCCACTCGTTGCTCCACCCTTGGGGCGGTGCATCGGGCAGGATTCCGTCGGCTTCGTACACCTCACCGGGCCCTTCGAAGTCGGCCACGTTTTGCACCCCTTCAAACTCGTCATCCGCGGCGTAGGTCTGGCCGTTGTAGGTCACGTTCCCGCCGCTGGCGCGATACGTCCGTCCCCACTGGATTTCACCCGACGCCAGGGCCGTTCGGCGTGGGCCGATTCCGTCGAATACATCCGCGTCACTCGTGGCGTTCCAGAGCCGGCGAAAGTACAGCACCGACTTGCCATCCGCGCCGACCTCGTAGCCCACGAGATTCTCCCGCGGAATCAGCCGGGTGCAGCGCCGTGAAAACCGCCGCGCGGCGTCAAAGACGGCGTTGCCATTGATCGGCCCGAGCGACCCCGGCAAAGCCGTCGCAAGGCGCCGGTTCACGATCACCCCATTGCTGAAATAGTCGGTGCCGATTTCCTTGGCCTGATCCTCATCCAATCCGCTGCCGTCTGTGCCCCGGTAGGGCTCGATCCGGGCACCCGTCAGGCGCAGCAACAGCGCGAGGTCATGCAGGCGCGGTTTGTAGTCCCACAGTTCCGTCGCCTCGCAGAGCAATCCGGAGTCCGAACCTGTGCCTGTGAAGGCAATCCCATTGGGGCAAACGAACTTCAATTCCGCCACCGCCCGGGCCGTGGTCAGCGTGGCGATTGCCGAGGCCTTTCCGGTGACCGGATCCGGGGTGAGTGTGACCCGCTTCAGGAGCGTGGTCCCATCGCGGATCTCGACCGTCGCGGATGCCGCCAGCTTCTGCGCGTACACCAGCACGGCGGTGCACAGGAAACCGGGCTCCGTGGCCCACGTCGTGCCGGGTGCACCCGAGCGCGGAGCGACCTGGCCGGCGGGGTACGACGTGGCCCCCTGCAGAAGCCAGCGCGGATAGCTCACCGACACCTCCGATGCACCCACCGCGACACCCCGCGCGGGCGCCAGGTGATACTGCGTCGTCAGGAATTCGTGGGTGGTGAAAGCGTGCGACAGCCAGGCTGCCGTTCCGTCGTCCTCCTCGGACCGCTGCGCGTCCGTTCCGCGATACTCGCCGGCCATGAAGTTCAGCACCCGGTTCAGGTGGTTTCCCCACGTCTTGGTGAGGCGGCTGCCGAACGTGTATGGCCCCTCCACGTAATCCTCCCAATCCAGCACCGTCAGGGCCCCGCTGTACTGGTAGATCTCGTAGCGATCGCCGGGGTAGTACAGCACCGCCGCGACGTGGTCCGGATTGCTGCTGCAATACCCCTCAAATGTGAGCGTCGGCAGGCCATCCACAAGCGGGCTGAAAATGAGCTGCACCCATGGCGTTGCCTCGGTGTCGCTGGTGCCGTCGCCGCAGTCCCCGAGCACCTCGGGCACGGGCTGGTATCCGCCGTAAGCGTTGCCGTGTGCCGAGCGGGCGCTCTGGATGATAGCGAAGTGGGATTGCGCGGCCTTGAATGCCGGGCTGGCGATGATGCCGGCGGCCACGTCGATGGCCCCGCGCTGGCGCTTGCCCAGCTCCCACAGATCGAGGGCGCTGCCCGTGCCGTAGTCCATGTCGACACCGCCGCTTTCGATGGGCTCGCTCAGGCGCAAATCCTCCGAGTCCACATTGAGCGCCTCCGACCCGAAGACAAACGCGCCGAGGATCGATGCCAGGTTGATCCCCTCGGGATCACCTGGGCCTGTCAGTGGCCATTCCGCGCCGCTGCCGGGCTCGATGTGCTCATAATCCATCCGCAGTTCATCCACCTTCGGAAACAACGTGCCGCCCGAGTCCGGATTCCGGATCTGTCTCCCCATGGCCTGCATCCAGAAGTGAATGCGGCGCGTGGGATCGCCGAGGCCCGACCGGATGCGGTCGTTGATGGCCCCGGCGAGCTGGATCATCTCGGCCGAGGTGACATCGTCCCCTGCGGCGACCTGGGCGACTTCGCGGAATGTGACCATGTGGGTGGGCTCAACAAAATGGGCGGTGCCGGCCTCACGACCAGCACCGCCCGGGGTTGGGTTGGCTTGCGGCTTGTGGGGGACGGTGGCGTGGCCGGATCAGACCTGGCATGCGCGCCACTGGATGCGCACGGATGCCGTGTTGGCCTTGGCGTAGATGCTGGCACCGCTTGGGATGCACATCAGGATCGAGGTTCCTCCGGGCAATTCATTGTGCACCCCCGCTGCAAATGATCCTCCTGAGGCGTCTGAAAACTGTACGTAATTGCCACCCTTGGGTTCAGTCGAACGGACTTCAATAAACCGCCGCCCGGTGATGTCTCCCGGAATGTCGAGGATCTCGTCGGAACCAGTCCCGATGTCTTGGGTGCCATCCCCCAAGTGAGTTCCCACCATGTCCTGCGTTGTGGTGTTGGTGTGAGACGGCAGCTGCGCACTCGTTTTTGAGGCGTAGAGCCGGGTGCTGATCTGGATCTCGTCGGCGTTGAAGAACTCGACGACTGGCGCGCGCTGGGGCCATAGGGTTCGGATGATGGCGATAGCGGACAGGAGGGTCTTTTTCATGGCAGTGGTTGGGGAGAGTGAAGAGTGGCGAGCGGTCAGCGATAGCGCGGGGTGGAATTGGTCGCCCGGGTTCGATTCGGGCGCATCGGGGACAAAGTCTTCTGGCTTGAACCAGCCGGGTGCGTGGTCGTGAGAGCGCCGGGTGTTGGTGTGGGTTCGAGCCGCGCCACACGACGGTCCAGATTGCGCAGAGTCGTTGCGATCCGACCGCTTCCGGTCGGCAGGTTTCCGGGTGTCACCGGCCTAGATAGCAGTTCCATAAATCCAATCTGAGAATTGCACCCCGTAGTCCCAATCCACGGTGATGCTCCACCGGTTGTTGTCCTGCTGCTGGATGTCGGCCGCCGCCTGGAGGAAGTATCCTTCAGGAACGGCAGATCGAAACGCCGTTGGCATGGTGGGATCGGCGATCAGAGTGGCCCTCGACCACACCTTGTTGATTGTCGAATCCAGAGTTGTGAGCAGGCCGGGCGGACCCGTCTGCACGCGGCGAAACACAAAGGTCTCGATGGGATAGGACTCTGTGCCTTTCGAGAAGTGATCCAGCATCTGCCGGACGGTTTCGACACCCTGAAGTCCCCAATCGATGGTGTACACATTGAGCACCCTCGATAGCGTATCCACCGTGGCATTCCCTGCGATGTAATCCTCGATTGCCACCCGGACACCCACGCGGGCGTATTCATCGGGCAGCAGGGCCATCAAGGACGTCCACGCCGGCACCGTCCACAGCGAGCGTTCCGCCCGGGATCTCAGCCGCGACCAAGTGGTCACCACGTTGTCGGCGGTGGATGGTGCCGATCCGGCCGCGCCATCGCTGGCCGAGGCCGCCGAATAGGACACGGTCAGGTTGAAATATCCGCCCTCCGCCGGCTCGAGCTGGGCGTTCACCACACCGCCCGCGGCGACCAATGCATCGAGCTTGGCCTGACACTCTTCTTCCGTGCCAACCCATCGCTGGTCGAGCGTGAATCCGACGCCAAACCGGAACCCCCGCGACGACTGCAGGAGTTGGACCCCGGTGGCCAGTGTTGCCCGTACGCGTGCGCTCAAAGTTTGTCCTCCAGTTTGGCGTTGGCTTCCTGCTGCGCCTTGTAGATGTCGGAGAGCAATTTGATCTGCTTCCTCAGCAAGCCGGCGCCCTCGTTGTCACGGGCTCCACGGTAAAATCCCATCCGGCTCAGATCGTCGGACGGGGGCATTGAATTCACCCCGAGGACCATCATGTCGGCCATTGAAATCTTGCCACCCTTCTTGGACTTCGTGCCCAACTTTTGGACTTTGATCGCCTCGACGATCTGTGCCTTTTCAGCCCTCTTCTTTGTCACTTCCAGCGCGGCGCTTTCGCTCTGATCCAATCCGGCGGCGCTGGCGCTATCTTGCCACATGCGCTCAAGACCGAATGGGAGCTTCGGCCGTGTAAGTCCAAACTCCTTTCCGAATGCGTAAAGGCCGGCCAGTCTTCCTTTTGCTTCTGGAGTCGGATTCCATCCGCTGATTGCCGCAACGATTCGAACTCCAAAATTTGTGAGGGCGTTACCCGCTGCCTCCAACTGCGACTGGAACCTTCCAAGCTGCTCGGTGGATTTCTCCAAGTTTACGAGCGCACTGCTGTCAGCACCGATCCCACCCAGCACCGCCATTACCTGCTCAGGGTTTTTCCCGAACAAGTGGCCAATATCAGCGCGGACGGAACTGCTTCGTGAGCCCTTGGAGTTCGCATACACCATCCGTGCGAGATCCAACGGTGTTCCGGTCCCGGAGAGGGTCTTTGAATCAATACCAAGCCGGGTGAATGCAGCCAATGTCGCCTGATCACCTCCCAGCGCATTTGAGCGTGCAGAAGACAGGGCCGATAGCGCACTGAGGGCTCGCGTTGTGCTTACACCCGCTGCCCCGGCCGCTTGTCTGATTTTGAGCACCTCTCTATTCGTCAAGCCGCTCTGTTCCGCGAGATCAGAGATTTCATCCGAGAACCGAAGCGCTCCGCGAACTGCGGATGCGAGTGCGGCACCGATTCTTCCGATCAGCGTTCCCAGCGCGACCCCTCCAACAAGACCGGCTGCGGTCATTCCCAAACCACCGCTTTGCGCCGCGCTGTACAAGGCCCCCATTAAACCGCCACCGCCAATGGTTGCCCCCCGAATGATCGGCGGCACCGATGGCCCGTAGCCCCTCAGCGCCGACCGATTCCGGGCCGCCAAGAGTTCGAGCGCATCCACCCTCGATCCCTGCCCGCGGGCGCGGGCCTGGGCGAGGCGGCGCTCCAGTTGCTCACGCCGTTGCAGGAGTCGCTGATATTGCTCCTCCTGGCTCAATTCCCGGAACCGCTCCTGCCGTTCCGTCCGCGCCAATTGCTGGCGCTCGCGGCTGTACCGCTTCTGCGCGTCGTTGGCCTTGTTCAGGCTCGTCACGACCTTCTCGGCGCTCCGGATCGCGTCATCCGGCAGGCCTTCGAAGTAGATGCGGAATTTTGGATCCATCGGTGGGGGTGGGGAGTGACGAGTGATGAGTGACCAGTGGCGAGTGGGTCGGCGCTAGCGCGGGAGGGTGGAGTTGAAGAGCAGCACGCTCGCGATCAGGAAGGCTACCGACAGCCATGTCAGGGCACGTTCCAAGGTCGGAGGTTCGTTGAATGTTTGGTCAGTTCGCATTGAGATCTGTGGGTTAGTTTCGTCGGTTCAACTCATCACTCGCCACTCGTCCCTCGTCACTCTCCCCAAACATGGCTGCGACGCGTTCGGGGTCGGCGGCGAGTTCGCGGGCCCATTCCATGAATTCCTCATCCTCCTGCGTCCAAAACTTGATGAGGCCTTGCTCCTCGAGGTACGCGGCGCGGTCCCATAGGGCCAGCGCCATGGGAGTGTTCAGCGCTTCCTCGTCGGTCTTGCCGAAGTGGGCCACGAGGCCCGCCTTCAGCATGGCGATCAGGGGCGCACCGCACGGCTGCGCGTCGCTGGTTGCCTTGCGCAGTTTCGGGCCGGTGAACCCCTCGGCCAGGTAGTTTGAGAAGCCGACCATGGTGGCCATGATCCCATGGGCTTGCACGCGGGCTGCAATCCGCCGGATCTGCCACCGCATCCGCCAGCCGCTCATCGAATCCATGGCCCGGGTGGCGGGCCTTGAGCAGGCCCAGAGAGCCCACGCCAGGTCACCGGCCCCCACCTCCATGGATTTCAGCGCCGCTTCGTCCCCGCTCCACATGGCGCGCAGCGGGTTGTTGATGCGCGTGAGTAGCAGCGCATGCCCGAGGGCAAACGGCACCAGCACCACCCCCGCCACCGTATGGCGGCGGGGCATCAGGGCGACGGAATAGCTGTAGGCCGAATCCATGGGTGGGAGTTTCAAGTTTTCAGTTTTCAGTTTTCAGTGGGGCCGGATTTGCCCGGGGCTCCGGGCATGGATCCGGCCACTGGTCACTGGTCACTGGTCACTTGCTCAGGCATCAAAGTCGGCGGGGTCGCCGATGTAGCCGGTGCCTCCGAATCGAACGAGATCCATGCTGATCTCTGCGACCTGGTCGGCATTGATCGAGATCTCGCCCCCGGCGTAGTGCCAATCGCCGTCCACGTTGGTGTTGCCGAAGCTGGCGAGCGTCACCTTCTCGAGTCGGCCGGGCAGTTTGATGTTGGTCTTCGCCTGGGCAAGCGTGCTGCTCACACTCGAATCCAGAGGGATCATGCGGATCGAGCAGCGACGGGTGATTTCACCGGCCGCCGCGGCGAACAGGGCGCCCTTGCCGTCGCGCACCTCGGTCACGTCGAAGCGATCCTGCACGCTGACGCTGGTCAGCTTGTTATCGGCGGTGGCGAGCGTGACGGCGCCCGTCACGATCTGCAGCGTGCCGTGCACGCCGCGCACTACGAATTTTCCGACACCACGTTGGGTTGCCATTTTAAGAAGGGGTTAGGGGTTTAGGGGAAAGGGGCGAGGGATGAGGGATGAGGGGCGAGTGTTCAGTGCTCAGGCTTCTGGCACATCCTCCCACGCGACGAAGGTGGATGTGGTGAAGGTGGCGGTGGTCAGCAAGTGCCCGGCCTCGTTCAGGCCTTGGCTCCATGATGTCCGTTGGAGGGCGGTCCATCCGCCGGTCTCGGACTGCCATTGGTTCAGCTTCGAAAGCACGATTTCGCCGAGACGATTGCCCTGCACCTTGTTGCCGGCCGCGGATCGGTTGACCACGGCCGCCTCGATGCAATTGACCTCAAATTCGACCGAAAGCAGGTCCGGCAAGCGAGCATCCTGCGCCGTTGGAGTTGGCAACGTCACGACCACCACGCCGCCCCCCGAACCGATGGCACCGACCCGCTTCTGAATCTCCAGATCGATGTCGCCGAGATCCTCCGCGATCACATTGATGTGCGGGGGCCCACTGAGCTGGGTATCCGCGGCCAACCGCTCGACGACGAGCGTCTGGAGGGCCTTGATCAGTTCGAACGATTGGACGGCTTCAGCCATTGGGAGAGTGACGAGTGAGGAGTGATGAGTGGCGGGTGATCACGATGCCCGAACGGCGGTGCGGCGTTTCAGGTATTGGGTGGCGGCTTCCTTCACGGCTTCCGCCAGGGCGGCGTCGCTGGGGAGCACGGCGGCGTTGGGCTTGATCGTGGCTTTCGGGGTCAGCAGGTACATGAGTTCGAGCGCACCCTTCCGACCCTTGCGGGCGAGGAACACCGACCCCTTTCCACCGCCCTGACGGGTGCCCTTCTTGAACTTCACCACGAAGAGCCCGTCGAAGCTCGCGGCCTTCCGGTTGTACGCCCGCGGGTTCACCGGGATGGTCAGTGCCTTCCGCGGCCCGGTCGGTCGAATCGTTCCGCCGAACCGGCGAAGCGCCACCTCGCGTTCCATCACCACCGCGGCCGATTGTGCGGAGCTTTCCGCCTGGGTCGCGCCGCGCATCCGCCGCCAAAATGTGGAGGGCCGGCCGAACCGATTCCGGTTCCCCATCGCGAACTTCGCGAAGTGATCCTGCACCGCGATGCGCCCGCCATTCGCCATGGCCCGATGCAGCCCCGACCGATCCTTCAGCGCACGGATCAGCGCGGTCAGTTCGGGAGTGGCAAGGTCCAATTGCATCAGAGTTTCAAGTTTTCAGTGTTCAGTTTTCAGTCCCGACCATTCGGTTCACGGGTGCCTCTTGGATTCGTGTCCATTCGTGCCGTTCCATTCGTGTCCATTCGTGCCATCAGTCTTCGCGCAGTCCTAAGACCCCGTCTTGCATCACCAGCTCCGGGTCGTTGGCCAGGGCGCTTTGCAGGGCCTTGTCGAAGTTGGCGGCGCTGGCGTGGATGTCGCTGAGCAGGTCGCGGGTCTGGGGTTGCGGGGCCGGTGCATTGGGCGCGATCACGCCGAGGCGTTCGGCTTCCTTCCGGCTCACATCGGCCACGTCGTATCCGCTGTTGAAGGCAAACGGCGGATAGGGATTCCCCAGCGCATCGTCGAACGTCTTGGGGTCGCCGAGGCGTTCCCAGATCGGGTCATTCTTCAACGCGATCATGCGCCCGCCGTCGTACCGTTTGCCGCCGATCTTGGCCCATCGTTCCGGCCACGAATCGCCCGACACCGGCACGACCTTTCCGCCGAGCCCGACCTTGAATCCCCGGGGCACATTCACGGGCGACACCCGCACCAGTTCCCAGCAGGGCCACAGGTCGAGCGTGTCGGGATCCTGCGTGGCGATGTAGCGCCCGTAGCCGTAGGCCAGATTTTCCTGCGTGTTGACGATGAGCTGGAGCCGCGCGTCGCTGGTCGGGTCCTTGATTGTGCCGATGTCGCGCGGGTCGTCCACGCCCACGCCGAGCTTTCGGAAGGTCTGTTCCAGCTCGTGCTTGGCGTCGGGCACGCTGAGCTTCAGGGGGGCCTCGCCGCGGTCGCGTGCGGCCTGGGCCTCGGGTGTCACGCCTCCGATGAGGCGGGCCACCACGTCGTTGATCTTCTGGAGTGCCCGCAGGTTCTCGACCTTGGCCGAGAACACGCTCCACCGTTTCAGGTCCGCCCCGAGCCGTGTCTGGATGTCGCGCGACCCGAGCGATGTCGGCAGCGGCTTGCGGGCGCGCAGCCGGCGCAGCCCGTCGAGCCAGGTGAGTGGATTGGGGAACGGCATGCCGAAGAGGTGAGGGGTTAGGGGCGAGGGGCGAGTGATGAGCTACTTCGCCGCTTTGAGGGCCTGGACGAGATTGCTCACGCTCACCCCGGCTTTGAGTTGGTCGATCACGGCGGCGCGAATGTCCTTCATGGCGTCCTCGGTCGCTGCCTTCACGGCGGCGTCGGCCGTCACGGCGGCGTTCATCGTGTCGATGTGGAACGCGTTGATCCGCGCCAGAATCACGGTCTTGTAGCTGGCGCGCAGGTCCGCGGCAGTGGCGGTCGACAAGGTGTTGGTGTCGTTGCGATCCCTGCGCGCCTGGTTCTCGTTGGCGACGGCCAGCAGCATCGCCCGCTTGTCGCTTGCGCTGGCGGTTCCTCCGAGCGTCACGTCGAAATTGAACCCGCTCGGTTCAAGGGCTGCGGTGGAGACTACGAATGCTGCGCAGATTGCCGCGATGGGGAGGAAGCGTTTCATGGGGATCAGTTGGTGATGAAGAAGTTCACGCGGGTCTCGGCTGTCGGCGCCGCGTTCGGGTAAATCGTGAAAGAGCCAGCGCCGGCGACAACCGCAACCGACTTCATCGTGGTGTCGTTGCTGGCGACCGTGGCCATGATGATCGAGTTCGCCGTCACGTAGGAATCAGTGACAACCAGTGATGTGGCCGCCGCGGCGAAGTTCACCGATCCGGTGATCTTGTTGATGGTCTGGGCTCCTGTGGTTCCGGCGGCCGTGACCGTCTTTGGAAGGACGAAGTCGCCAGCGGTGGCCTCAAATGCGCGAAAGGTGCCGCCAACAGACGTCAGCGTGGGGTTAATGTAAATTCCCCACGTTGTCCCACTCGCGCCACCTGTTTGATTGATGGTTGGAGTCAGCCCGAGTGCTGCATAGGTAGCTGTCCCTGATGTTGGGGAAAAACCTCGTTGCACAACCACATCAGTGTGGTCTCCGGCTGTGTTTTGCCGGTTGTTTCCAACGAAGGCGAACCCGTAATCGTTCGACGTTTCCGTCCCCTGCCTGCTGTATGCAGCTTGACCGATGGCGGTTGCACTGTTGACCGGAGTGATTGGAGATGTGCCTGCGAAATTGTAAAATTCATAGCTGTTTCCATAACCGCTGAATCGCACAGCGGTTGATGTCAATCGTGGGTAAACTTGGAGGCCAACTACCAAGGAATTTTGACCAGACCCACTGGACCCAGCTGGGGCCACCTGCCAAGTGATAGACCCGCCCGCACCAGTCCCCGTTCCCCTACTTCCATTAATCGTCCAATTCGCCCCCGCCGTGTCCGTCGTACCCGCCACCACCGACTGGACGCTCAACGTCTGCGCGACCGGGGATGCGGCGTCGGCGGAGCCGAGTTGAAGGTTAGCTGCTGCTTTGCGGGTTACAGATACGTCATTTGCCAAACCAATGGTCAGAGCGGAGTTGTCGGCAGTAAGACGAATGTTACCTGCTGTTTGAATGTTGTTTCCAGCAGTCAGCACTCCAGCGCTGGTTAGCGAGAGTCTGGCGCTCGCACCGTCAACGCCGAGGTGAAGCAAGTTTCCAGAAAAGGCCGCCGGAGCCTGCACCTCAAGCATAGTGCCAGACGTGCTAAGGTTGCCGGATGCGCCACTTCCGATTTTAACGAGTCCCTGAGTCGTGCTGGCTAAACCACCCGTTATCGGCGTCCCCGTAAACGACACCGCCGGCGCACTCAACGCCCCATTAACGCTGTTGATGTATCGGCCGGTCTGGGTGATCGCATACGCGCCAATCGTCCCCGTGAACGTCGGGCTCGCTGATCCGACCAACGAACCACTGCCTGTCTCATCCGTGACGGCGGCGAAAATGTTTGCGCTCGATGGCGTCGCCAGCGCGGTGGCCACACCCGTTCCAAGGCCGGAGACACCCGTCGAGATCGGAAGGTTGGTTGCGTTGGCCAGGTTGGCCTGTGTGGGTGTTCCTAGAGTTGGTGTTGTGAGTGTCGGGGAAGTGGCAAACACCAAATTGCCAGACCCCGTTGCGCCAGTGCTGGTGACGCCTTCAATCGTTGGATGCCCTGTGATGCTCGGTGATGCAATTGTCGGCGAACTCCCAAAGCTGGTCAGGCTGCTCGCCGTCACGCCGCTCGCCAGCGTCGCACCGGTCAACGTGCCCGCGGCGGCCGGCACCGTGATGTTGGCCGTGCCGTCGAAGCTGACGCCATTGATCGTGCGCGCCGTTTGCAAGGCCGTGGCCGTGCCCGCATTGCCGCTGACGCTGGTCTGATCGCCCGTGTTCACGCCTGACACCGACGTGGTGCCAGTGACGGCCAGGGTGGGCGTCGAGCTGCCCGAGATCGTCACGCCATTCACGCTCGTCGGCGTGATCGCCCCCAGCGTCAGTTGGATCTGCGGGGTCGAGGTCGGCGTCGCCACTGTGCCGCTGATTCCGTTGGTCGTGGTGACGCTCACTGAGGTCACCGTGCCGTTGGTGGCGCTCAGCCCGAGCAGGGTGCGCGTCGTCGCCTGATCCGGAGCCGCCAACACGGTTCGGGCAAAGGCCGTGATGTCCGTCACGTCCGCCGTGCCGCTGCCGGTGAAGTACGGGAGTTTATCCGCCGCACTGGTCACGCCCGCCAGGGCCGCCAACTCGGCGTCGTAGGCTTGCACCTGCGATCCGATTGCCACGCCCAAGGATGATCGCGCCGCGGACGCATTGGCCGACCCGACCAGCGTGCGCCCAAAACTCGTGAAGTCGGCCAGCGCCGCCATGCTGGCTCCGGTGAAGTACGGCACCTTGTCCGCACCCGTCGCCAAAGCGGCCAGTGCGGCAAGATCGGCATCCCATGCCTGGATCTCGTTGCCAATGGTCGCCTGGAGCACCGTGCCGGTGAGCTGGAGGCCCGTGCCGAGGGTGATCTCCTCCATGTCGCCCGAGCCACTGGCCGATCCGCGACCCAGCAGGCGCGAGGCGGCCGACACGTCCTGCATCTTCGCATAGGTGACCGTGTTTGGATCAATGGTCCATGTGGTGCCGCTGGCGGTGGCCGTGATGTCGCCCTTGTCGCCGTCCACCACGCCGCCGCTGCCGGCCGCGCCGAGGGTCACCCACGCACCCGATTGCCGCACCCGCAGGCCGGGCACGCTGCTGTCGAAGTACACGTCGCCCTCGGCCACGTTGACCGTGGGTGCCGTCGTCATCGGCTTGTGATTGACCTGGCCGCCTCGAACGATTCGGAACGTGCGATCCACGCTCTGCGCGGTGGAACCCGACGATCCGATCAACGGCACGTAGAAGTCCCAATTTCCGCCCACACTGCTCGATCCCGTGCCGCGCGGTGCGATGAGCACCATCGAGCCCGCCGAGGCATCCGTGCCGGTCGCGATTTCGCCGGAGAGCGTGCTGGATCGGGCTGCGCCGCTCGCGGTCTGCGCCCCCATGATCCAATCGACCGTGCTGCCCGAATTCCCAAAATACCCGATGCGTGTCCCGTTGGCGGCATCGTCCAAGGTCACGTTGCGCGTGCCAACATTCAGGGCCAGCGAGTTCGAGGAGAATGTATTGGTGAGCACCAACATGCTGGTACCGCTGCCGCTGGTCACGGTGAGCTGGCCGCTGCCCATGCTCAGGGTCTTGCCCGAGTTCGCCGCATAGGCCCATCCGGTGCCGTCCCAATACCATCCATTCACGGCATCATCCGCGGTGTATAGCCATGGGCGCCCGATCTCGGGTTGTTGCGTGCCGGATTTCCACAGGGTTGTTTGCGCGCCGTTGCGGTCGATCAGCGCCGTCACGCTCACCCGGTTGTTGTAGCCCGATGGAATCGAAAACCCGTGATCGAAATCGGCCGAGCCACCACCGGGATCCGTGATCGAAAGACTGTTGAAGTGCAAGAACGGCGGCTTGGTGGCGTCGGTGTTCTCGATCTTGATCGCCGCCCGGTCGTTGGTGTGGACCGTGTCGTAGGGCAGTGCCGACAATTGGCTGCGGATCCATGCCTGGCCGGCCCTCGCCCAATTGTCGTCCCCGTTGCTCGTCGGGCTGGCGTAGGTCGCATAGCCGCGCCCGGCGACAATGCCGTAGCGGATGCAGCCATCGACCTGCAGCTGGGTGAAGACTTGCGAGAGGGTGCGGCAAAAGTAGACGCCGGCGTAGGCGTTTTCCTCCGAGAGCAATTGATCGACCTTGCACACGGTGGGCACGCCCCACCACCCATAGGTGCCGTAGCAGAGGGCCGGGTTGTCGATGCTGTTGATGAACGTCTGCCCGTAGTCGGAGCGGTAGAGGCCGCTCAGGTAGAGCTGGCCGGTGAAATGGAAGTCCGTGGTGTTGAAGTCGCGCGGGGCGGCGATGCCGGCGAACCGGTTGTTGACGAAGATGAGGTTGCCCATGCGCCCACCAATGATGGATGGACCGATGCGCAGGCCGCAGTGGAAGCGGGTGGCATAGATGTTCTCCACGATGGGCGGCGGCAGCACGGCGGTGGCGTGCGTGTTGCGCAAGTAGATGGCGCAGGGGCCGGCGGCAGCCGGGTCGACAAAACTGCCCACGATGCCGCTGGGGCCGGTCTCGTCGGTGATGAGCGGGGAGAATACGACCTTGTCGGTCGCGCGCAGGAATCCACCGCCGCTGGTGACCGTGCTGTAGACATCGGTGCCGGACTGCATGAAGCACGTCGTGATTCCGCCGGAACTGGAGGTCGAATCCACGCGACCGCTGCCGAGGTAGCGCCCCTGGTTGTCGTAGAAGAACGCATAACTTGCCCGGGGCACTTCGGATCCGAGCGTGGGAGCGTCGGCATCGGCCACCTTGATCTGGAGCCGGTTGGTCGACGCGAATGCCAGTGACTTCTTATTCGCCTGGTACGTCTCGTGGTAGCCGACGATGAAGAGGTCGCCCACGTAGCAAGCGCCATTCGTCGGGCTGCTTGCCACATCGATCAGCATGAAGTGACCGCCGTGCTTGCTGTGAAAGATGGTGTGCGCTCCGTAATCGCCACCGATGGCCCCTTTTTTGCCGCGAAACTCCACACCGTTCACGGTCAGCGTCGCCGTGGTCTTGTAGGATCCGCTGGGCACCACCACCGCCAGCGACGATTGCGCCGTCTCGCCGCTGGTCGAGGCATAGGCGTAGGTGGGGTTTTTGGCGAAATCGAGCGCCGCCTGGATGGCCGTGGTGGAATCCGCCACGCCGGTCGGATCGGCACCAAACCACAGCGGATTGATCTCCTGCCCGTACACGCGCAGGTAACGGCCCGGCCCGCTATTCGGGGCCACGACCATGTAGCCGTCGCTCGTGATCGAGTTCGTGCTGTCGTAGGTGAACCAACCGCCGCCGCCGTCGCCATCCGTGGCCAGGCCACCCACGAAGATCCGCTGCTTGTTCTGGCTGGGCACCGTGGCCGCCTTGAGCGTGGCCAGCGTGGTGTAGGCCGACGTGATCAGGTGGCGCGTCAGGTAACTGCCCATGGTGGGCAGGTCATTCGTGGTGAACACCACGGGCGAGCCAACGGTGCTGTAGGTTTTCAGGATGCCCTCGGTGCTGCTGGTCGCCGTGGCATACAGGTTGGTGCTCGGCACGATGCTCGAGTTCCATGTGAGCGCCGTGGTGATCCGCGAGATCAGGGTGTACGTGGCCGAATCGTTCGGCACATCGATGAGGAAGCCCTTGTCCGCCCCGATGATCACCCGGTAATCGCCCGCCTGGAGGTCCACCGAGAACGTGCCATCCGTGGCCGTGCTCACCTTGAAATCGCCGCCCGTGACGATGTTGGGCGCAATCGGCAGCGGCGTGCTCAGCGGCCGGAAGAGGATCGTGCCCACATACGGCGTCGAATCCGCCTTGATGATCGGCCCCGTGATGGTCGCTCCGTGCGACGAAGTGATGAGTGGCGAGTGGCAAGTGACGAGCCAGCACACGAGCGCCATCGCCCAAGCTCGGGCGCCTGCGCCAATCGCGGCGAACTGAAAACTGAAAACTGAAAACTTGAAACTGTGTCGGCTCATAGTCCTGCCTGGGTATCTCGGGTGTAGGTGCGGTCGGTGTAGGTGGCGAGTTGGGCGCCAGCACCGGCCTGGGCTTCGGAGTCGTCCACGACGCTGTCGGGCTCTTCCACGGTCAGGTTGCCGCGGGCCACGTCGCTGAGCTTCTCGCGGGCGTTGCGCACCTCGTCGAGTTGCTGCTCGGTCAGGGAGATTCCGAGGCCTTGGGCCATGTAGTTGGCGATGAGCCAGCACGCGGCCGGCCGGAGGCTGCTGGGGATCTTGGTGGTGTCGCTGTCGAGTTCGTTCGACCTGTTCGAGGCCACGGCCATCCGCACCTCACTGATCACGTCCGCCTGCACCCGGGTGAACCGGTCATCCTGCGTGTCACCGAGCGCGGCCTCGTTGATGGCCGTGACGAGCGCGGCGACCACGTAGTGTTCGAGGTCGGCGGTGGTGGTGATGGCAACCCAGTTGGGCATTGGGCAGGGGCTAGGGGTTAGGGATCAGGGGCGAGGGAATGGTGTTCCGAGGCCCCGGCCGCCGCACTCGCAGCGGCCGGGGTGTGTCGATCAGCCAGGATTAGCTGACCGTGATGGTGCGGATGCCGCCGCTGTAAGTGACGGCGAGCAACTCGTTGTGCTCGACGCCCACGACGACCTTCTTCCGGCCGACTTCGTACCGGAAGGCCGAGATCGGCCCGCCGGACTCCGTGGGAGCCCAGAAGTATTTGAGGTTCGACGGATCCTCCCGCATCGCCGAGGTGGCGCGCAGGAAGGTGAGCACGATGCTGGCGCCCACGACCGTCTTGGTGGCGCTGGCGCTCTGGTACGCGGCCGTCACGCGGCCGACCGTGTCGACGCCGAGGAAGGCGGCGAGTTCCGTCTCGGACCACGAGCTGGAGGCAAAGCCGGCAGCAGTCGCGAGAGCGCGCATGGTGGTGAGGCGGCCGAGCCACGCCGTCTTGCCGTAGGCGACCGTATTCGGATACACGCCCGTGGCGGTGTGGTAGGCGTGAATTTCCGTGACCTCGTCGAGGTCGGCGTCGCGGGTGCCCGAGAGCCAGGTGCGCGCCTGGTTGGTGGCCGCCGCGATGAGGAGCGCCGAGGCGCGCCGGAGCTGGTTGAGCTTGATGCGGTTGGTCAGGTACTGCACCGCCATCTGCTCGCTGATCACACCGTCGGCGATCTCGTCCTTGTCGAGGGCCATGATCAGACCGCGATTCACGACCTTGGTGTTGACCTCGGTCGAGGTGAGGTTGACCTCCTTGAAGTCACCCCCGATGGCGCGCACGTCCTCCGTGGTATCGGAGCGCAGTGCCTCGGCGTTGGCCCAGACTTTGTAGCTGAACCGCTTCGGCACCTGGATGGGTGTGCCGGTGTAAAGTTCCAGTTCGCGCTCGAGGCCCGTATTGCCCCAGCCGCCCACCGCAAAGGTGGTCAGGGGCTGGGAATAGGTGCCCTGCGTGAACCGGTCGTCGTTGGCCAGGTAGATCTGGCCGGGCTGGAGTTCTTTGACATCGCTTTCGAGCGTCAGCCCAACCGCATCGGCGTATTGCCGGGCGTTGGTGATGTCGACGGTGTTGGGGAATTTCATGGTTTCCGAGTTGGGGAGTTGCTGGTTGCTGGGTTGCTGGGTTGGGGATCAGCCGGGCTCGGGTTCAGGGCACCGTCCGGTGGTTGAACACTGGCATGATCTCGAACTCCGCATCGGTGCCGCTGGCGCCGTTGCCAACCGCTTCCAGCGCGACGCCGAGGATGAGGTAATTGCCCGTGGTGGTGGCGCCGCTCTTCACGGTGCCGCCGCTCACGCCGATGAGGAGATCCCCGTACAACACGGCAGCCGATCCATCCGACTTGGCCATCACCGTTCCGGCGCCCACGCCGAGCAGGCGAACGCTGACGTAGGAACTGGTATCCGGTGTTGAATCGATGGTGATTCCAAACGGCGTTCCGCTGGTGAACACGGCGACGTTGGTGGCGAGAGAGGCGCCCTTCTGCACGAGCAGGTAGCGGGCAATCGCGGCGTCGGTGAGCTTGGACAGGATGCCGTTGGCATGCGTGCCCGAGTTCACGTCGTTGACGAGGTCGAGCGAGCGACCGCTGAGCAGCGCCGTGTTCTGCCGCGGGGACAGATCATTGCGCATGCGGCTGAGGTCGAGCGTGGGGAGGCCGAGGTATTGCCGGAGCTTGTTGGCCCGGCCCAAGGCGAATTTCAGGGGAGCGTTCATCTTTCTGGGGGTGGTTGCTGGGGTTGGGTTCGTGGGCCGGGAGGCCCGGTGAATCGTCTGGGCGTGATTACTTGCCGCCCTTGCCGCCGGGAGGCTTGGCCGGTTCCGCGGGCGCCTCGGCAGCCGCCTGGGCGTCGTCGTGGTCGACCTGGCGCGTGGCCACTTCGATGAGGGTGTCGCGGCCGAGTGCACCGCCGCAGAGTGCCGACCGTTCGGCGGCAATCTTCTGGATGCGCTCTTCGCGGGTGGGGGCGGCGGGTTTGGCCGCAGTCTTGGTTTCGTCAGCCATAAAATGAGTGATGAGTGATGAGTGATGAGCGGCCGATCACGCCGGGGCGTTGGAAGCGGTCACGAGCGCGGGGTTTTCCATGCACACGGCGTTGTAGGTTTCGAGGTAGGCCTTGGATCGGTTGCTCTCGTACTCGGGATGCTTCGCCATGCGCTCGTTCGTGAGCGTGATCAGCTTGCCCGCGGCCTCGTTCGGAGTGCGCTGGGCGTCGCGGCGTCCACCGCTGGCGTTGGGGTCCGCGTCGGTCTTCACCGTGGGGGCGAGCTTCTCGAACGCGGGGAACTCGTTGGCGAAGTCGCGGGTCAGGCGGCCTTCCCACACCTTGCGGTCGGCCTCGGTGATCGCGCCGAGCTTCTGCGCACGGTCGAGGCTGTGGGTGATCAGCGTCTTGCGCTCGTTCTCGAACTGGGTGGCGGTGTCGGTGGCGGCCTTCTTCAGGTTCGTCACCTCCGTGTCGCGCGCGGCCAGGGTGGTCTTGAGCGTGTCGCGCTCGTTGGTGAGCGTGGTCACGGTGGCGGCCTGCGCGTGCAAGCCGCGCACCGCGGTCACGACCTGTTCGTCGGTCGCCTCGTTGTTCAACGTGAGGATGCCGGCGGAGATCAGGGCCGCGATGAGCTTCTGTCGTTCGTTCATGGGGTTTTCGGTTTGGTTGGTCCCGCGAGCGCCGGCCCCGTTCTCCGTCGCACCAGCGCCGGGCTTCGAGTTGAGCATCTCGGTGGGGAGATTCGGATTGGGCGTGAGCCCGATGGAGGTCACGGAAAACGGCTCGAACACCGGCATGCCGTCCTTGGTGCCCGTCTGCCGCGCCGGCCAGCGACCGCTGAAATACAGCTTCCGTCCGCCCTCCAGCAGTTGCGCCCCGGCGTCGTTGAACAGCGGGCGCACATACAGCCCATTGTCCCGCACCTGAAGCTCGTTGAAGAGCCCCTTCACTTCCTTGTCCGGGTAAAGGTGTTCAAACCCTTTTCGGTCCGGGTGCCCGGAGTAGATCGGGCCGCCACGGAAAAACCGTTTGATCCGGCTGAACGTCGAATTCCACGTCTCCACCATGGCCTGAGCCGATTCTTTGGTGATGCGCTGGATGACCGTGGTGTGGCCTCCGTTCTCGTTCGGGATCGGATATTGGCTGTCCCCGTATGGGGCGAGCAGCGCCCACCCCTCGTTGTCGATGCTCAGGGCATTGGCAAGTGTCAGGTCCGTGTCGTTTTCAGCGGCGGCCTCGTTCCAGAGAGTGATCGTGCGGATGCGGGGATTCGTCTTCATGCCGGGAGTTCGGTCTTGGTTGGCACCGTCTCGATTCCGTTGAGCACGGCGCTGGAAAGGAGTTGTTCGAGGGCGGGCGCCAGGCGGCTGGGTTGTTCCAGCAGTCGACGGGCGCGGGTCGCGTTGCCATCCAGCCAGCGGCGCAGGGCGAGCTGCATGTGCGCGGCGTCGGGGATGTCCATGATGATCGCCAGCTCGCGCGCCACCCCCATCAGATCCTCGGCGCGGGCCTGTGCCGCCTCGCGGGTCGCGGCGGTCATCAGATGCTCCCGGGCTTTCAGGGCGGCATCGAACGGGTCGGCCTCGGCCGACGGCAGCGCGGCATTCTCGAGTGCCTGCCCATCGCCCGGCTTGTTCACCGGGGGCACCGCGAGCTTGCTCACGCCCGTCTGTCCATCGGCGGCGCCGGTTGCTGCGCCCACCTGGTTCACCGGGGTCAACACCTCGTCTTTCTCGTCCGGTTTCTCGCGACCGTACCGCTCGCGCCAATCGTCCACGCTCAGGTCCACGCCGTTTTGCACGGCGAATTGGTCCACCTGCAGTTCGGCCGCCACGTCGATCTGTTTCGGGGCGACGAACATCGCCTTTACCAGCACCGGCACTCCGGGGCCGAAAGCGTACTCGATCACGAGCGGGTCGACCTTGCGCTGGAGCGTCTCGCTGAGCAGGCAGGCGTCGGCCTGTTCCCGCTTGGCGTCGTCCTTGGCCTGGAGGCTCGCGCCCTGGCCTGCGCCGCTGCCGGCCGAGATCGTCGACAGATCCGATCCGAGCACGATCACGGGGATCATGCGGTCGAAGCGTTCAAGCAGGGCCGCAAACGGGACGTTGCTGCCGGTGTTCTTCGCCTCGATGAGGAGAAGTTCCACCTCTTGGTTGGTCACCAAGCCGAAGTTTTCGTTGATGGCCTCCAGCGAGGACACGACCTCATCCCATTCGGCCGATCCCTTCGCTGCGGGGGTCTTGGCGTGGGGCAGCGGGAACCCGAATCGTTCGCAGAAGCGCACCCATGCGCGGACGAGGTCGAGCTTGTAGAGCCAGGCGCCCGTCATGGCCTCCATGTAATTGTCCGCGACCGTCACGAGCCACTCGCGCGGACTCATGGGGATGCCGTAGGTATCCCAATCCGAGAGCTTGAACCGGAGGCGGCCGGTGGTGTTCTCGAACCAGTACAGCGGGCAGAAACGGAAGGTGGCGGTGGTCCACTGGCCATCCAGCGCCCGGGGGCGCCAGATCCATTCATGCACGGCCCAGCCCTTGGCGCGGGCGTCGAGCATCTGGCGGGCGAGCAGGCCCACGCCGCCGGCCATGTCCTGCCGGAGCACGTCGGTCGCCTGGAGCCCCTCGTAGAATTTGCCGAGCACTTCCTTCTGCCGCTGGGCGAGTTCCTCCAACCCGGCTTCCTTGGCGTCGTCCGAGGCGATCACCTGGAACTCCATGCGCTCGACCGAGTCCTTCCGCTTCCCATCTGCGACCCGGATCATGTCGTCGCGCTGCTGCATGGCGTCCCAGAAGCGCGCAATCGTCAGATGCCCGAGGTACAGCGCATCCAATTCCGACGCGAGTCGGTCGGGCGTGGCCTGCCGCACCGGATTGAACCGGCCCTGCATCGCCGTCCGCACGCGCACGGCGTCCACGCGCGGGGTCGTGGAGGGGGCGGAAGCCGGGGCGCTGTTGGGATTGTCGGTGGGCATGCGGGGCAAAGTTTTCAGTTTTCAGTTTTCAGTTTTCAGCCCCGACCGTGCGGCGCTCGGGTGTGTCTCGGCATTCGTGTCCATTCGTGCGGTTTTGGGATTCGCGTCCATTCGTGCCCGGGGATATGCGCCCATCTGTGTCCATCTGCGGTTGAACCCGGCTGCGGAAATGGCCGATGCAACGATTTGCAAAAGGTGCCAGCGCGTTTTCTTCGTCGGGTGGTATGTGGATACCCCCCAATTCGTCCTGGGGCATTCTGGAGCGTTTCCGGCCACGGCGGCCGTCTGGCTGAAAACTGAAAACTGAAAACTGAAAACTCCCGTCCTCATACTCCCCTCCTTGCCGGCTTGCGGATCTGGACCCGCGCCCCTTGAAACGGCTGGCGCACGACCCGGCCGCCGATGATCTCGGCGAGGCGGCTGTAGGCGTTGGCAAACAGGAAGTGGTTGGGTACACCGTCCACGTACTCGCCGAGTTCTCCCGTCTCGTCCTTGTCGCGTTCGCTGCCGGCGATGTGGTGGGCGTCGAACTCTTCCCACAGCTTGGCCGCCGTCCCGATCACACGCGGCAGGCGGATGGCCGGATCCTGGCGGAGCCCGAGTGCAGCGATGCTGTCGAACTCGCCTTCCTTCGGCGTGAGGAACTCGCGCACCACGCCGTCGACCGATTCGAACCGGTTGCACTGAAGCATCGGCACGCCGATCTCGCGGCCGGTGGCGTCGGTGAATAGATCAATCGTCTGGTCGATCCCCATGCCGGTCTTCTTCCGGTCGAACCGCACCACGAAGGCGCGCATGCCCGTCCACGTCTCCACCCCGCGTTCATCGCGCCGGAACATCCGGCCATCGCCGAAGCTCACGACGCACCGACCCGTGGGCGGGATCTTCGGCCAGATCGGGCGCTGGGTGAGGCCGTTCAGGGCGAGGGCGAGCGAGCGCGATTCCTTCGTCTCGGGCATCTGGTCGACGCACAGGGCGCCGATGCCGAGCCAATTCATCAGGTACGGCACGCGCAGGCTCACCTGGTGCAGCGGGATGGATTCGGCCCAGATGATGCGCTTATTCGTCGGCCCGTGAACCTCGCGGGCGGTGAACCAACACCGTTGCCCCATGTCGAGGCCGGCGAACCGTTGCGCACCGGAGATCGGCGGGGCCGGATCATAAACCTCGATTGACCGGGCCCGGTCGATGATATCGGGCTCCAGCTTCTGTGCGGTCGAGCGGGGCAGGCCGAGCACATCGCAGCGGAACACGACCATCTTCTCGTCATCCTCCACCGCCTCGACCCATTGCCGGACGATCTTGGACAGTTCAATGGCCGGGATCCCGAGCTGCGAAATGCGGAACGACCAATTGTGCCGGGACAGTTGCTCGGGCTTGCGGTGGGTCCATTCCGGCTTGGAACGATCCAGCTCCGCACCGCATCGCACGCACCCGAGAAAGTACTGACCGCCCGGCTCATACTGCCCGACAACCTCATCGCCCCGGCGGAAGTCGCCCGCATACGTCAGGCGGGCCGGCGTGGATTGCTCGCCCATCGTCCCTCGCCCCTCGCCCCTGTGGCACACGATGGCGGGAAACGCATCTTCCGGATTCTGCCGGTGCTTGCATCGTCCACACGTCAACTCCAGCACTCCCTGCGATCCGTCGCGCCACGCCTTGTTCATGCCGCGCCCGTGGACCCGTTGCGTGCCGATGCGGAAGATGAACCGGAGATCCGAGGCGCCAAGGCGGCCCTCGACGAACTTCTCGTGCTTGGGCTCGATGTCGTCGACCTCATCCTCCAGCGCGATGTCGCCGCTGACGGACGTGGGCACCTTGCCGAGGCCGGCGAACATGCCGTTGCAACGGCGCACGCCATCCGTGACGGAGAACGCGCCGAGGCGGTGCAGCGACCGGCCCGAGTTGTTGACCACCACACCGAGGTGCAGCATGTCCGCAAACCACGGCAGTTGATCCACCACGTTCGGCCGAAACTTCGTCTGCACCATGTCCGCCACGAGGCCGATGTCGGGCAGGAACATCAGCGTGGAGCGGAACCGCTGGCCCGTGGCGTAGGCCATCAGGGAATGTTGCAGCACCGTCTTGCCGAACTGTGCACCGCCGGCCAGGGAGATCCGGGCGTCCTTGATCGGGCTGCCGCCGAAGTTGCCGAGCACCATGTCCACCGTGGCCACGATCTCGAGCAGGGCCTCGCGCCCGGCGAACGTGAACGGCTGGTGTGTGCCGCGGGTTTGATCGTTGCTGGAATCGCCGGGGACCTTGGCGTCGCGAAGCAGGAACTCCTGAAAGCTCGCCCGGGTGGGCGCTTGCACGCCCCTTGCATCGCCATGGAGCGCGGCCGAGAGCGAGGCAGCGGCGCTGCTCGATCCCATGCGGCGCATCTGGCCGCGGCGTTGCGATGGGGTGCTGGTGATCATGCGGCAGTTGCGACCCGCGATTCCGCCGTGGAATGAAGCTCCCGCATCCGGGCCTCCACGCGCTTGAGCAGTTCCACCGCCTTGGAGTCGCCCTTGGATTCCTCCACGAGGCTCTGGATTGCCTTGGTGGTCTCGTCGTCGAGCCAGGCCTTGACCTTGGTCCACGAGATCCGTTGCGTCTCCCGCTTCAGCAGCCGGTCGACGGCCTTGAGCTGATCCGAGATGGGCATGCCACCCATCTTTGAGGACACCACCTCGTGGCCAAGCATCCGACAGACGCTGTCGAGCAACTCCGTCAGGTCGGCCGATTCGGTACGGTCCTTGAACCGGGTGAGGAACGTGCGGACGAAGCCCACATCGTTGATCGTCTTCTCCTGCGCGAACCGCGACCGGATCTTGCTCAGCACCGTATCCGACGGCAGCCCGCCCTTGTGTTTCGATCCCTTCGGCCAGGCCGGGCAGTGCTTGCGGATGTCCGCGAAACATTTCCCCGGCTGAAAGATCAGCGAGTAGAAGCGATCCAACTCCGAGAGCGACCGCCGCGCGACCATGTGCTCGTAGCAATCCGATCGCTGCTGCCAGAAGCCATCCGGGTCGCCGCCGTGGTCCTCGATGATGCGCTTGAGTTCCGCGATCTTGGCCCGCGACCAACCGCGCACCGAGGTGCTGGCCTTGGCGTTGGCCTTGGCTTTCGGGGCTGGCTTGGTCTTGTTGGCGGTCTTCATTCACGAGCGGGGAAGTGGGAAACCACAGGTGAACACGGATGGACACGGATGAGCACCCGCTGGGCGTGGTCCTCGTGATTGTGTCGGGCATCTGTGTCCATCGGTGTCCATCTGTGGTTGGTCTTTGCGTCCTCTGCGTTCTCTGGCGGCAATTCGCGATCAGTCGTCGTCGCGGTCGGTGTCGTGTGTCCTCCGTCCGTGGGGTTCGGTGGCGTCGAGTCGTCCGTCCTCCATCCGGCGTTTGCGGATCGTCATGCTCACGGCCCAGATCGAGAGCAAGCACAGGATCAACCCACCCAGCCGGCTGAAGAACGCGACGTGTGGATCCAGTCGGGCATAGATCTGCGGGATGTCGTTGGTCGCCACCGCCGCCCCGAGCAATCCGAGGCCGCATTTCACACTGAGTTTTGCCAGGTCCAAGTGCATGGAGAGTGATGAGTGACGAGTGGCGAGTGATCAGTGCGGCAGCGCGTTGTTCAGGATCTGCACCAAGTCGGAGCACATCACGCTTGCCTGGGTGAGTTCGTAGGAACAACCGAGCGTCTCGATCTTTCGGCCCAGCTCCATGGCTTTGGATCGAGCTTCACCGATGGCCTTGATCAATGACTCCTCCAACTCCGTCGCATGACGGGCATGCACGGGCACGGGATCCATTGGCTGTTCGCCATCCACGAGGTGCCCCTGAAACTCGATTGTGGGAGTGAAGGTTTCGAATCGCCCTTCCCACTCAGCACACACCTTTTCGAGCGCCTCCTCGTTGACGGGCAGATCGAAGTGTTTCTCGAGCGCGTGCCCGAACTCGTGCATGAGCGAACCGATCACCGTGCGGAGTCGATCCTCGCGTGTCAGTTCAACCGGGTTGCCCTCCGAATCTTGGAGGACTGGGGCCATGCAAGCGTAAACATTGAGCAGCACCACCGGGGTGTTTGGCCCGGCGCAATCGCACCGCAGGAACGCGCCGAACGCCGGCATGGTGTCATCCCGGTGCAACTGGATCGTGAGTTGCAAGGGAGGAATGGCCGCCGGTTGTTCTGGGTTTATGTCCATGATTGGTCTTTGCGCTCTGTGCGTTCTCTCGCGGCCAACTCAGTCCCCCTTGCTCGCGGTCTTCTTCGTCTTGTAGTTGACCCGCAAGCTGCCGCTCTTGGTGGCGAGCTTCAGCAGGGCCCGGCGCGTGACACCGTCGAGCGTGACCTTGATCGCGTCGCGATAGCCCTCGATGGGCTTGTAGGTCAGCTCCGGGGAGTACAGATCCTTGAACGACGCACCGAGCACCTGGCGCACGGCGAGCAGATCCTTCGAATCGTCCCGGAGGCTCTTCACGCTCGGGCCGGCCTGGACGACGGTGACCACCTGGCCGGATGCGCCGGTCACGTCGACCGTCCATCCGCCGCCGTCGGTCTTGTCGCCCTCTTCCTTGCGATTGGCCTCGGCGTGCTCTTTCAGCACGGTCTCGATGCCTTCCAATTCCTCCTCCAGCTCACGGCGCTGGCGGTCGATTGCGATGGCGCGGTCAACGAGGGTTTCGATTTTGGGTGTGGCCATGTTCGTGCAGTGATCAGTGATGAGTGACGGGTGATGAGTGAGAGAGGGCGGGAGAATCAGGGGCGAAGGGCAGCCGCGGCCTTGAGTGCGGTCTCGGCGCCGACCTTCATGCCGGTGACGAGATCCGACTGGACCCCGTCGACGGTGAGGCTGTTGGTCCCTTGGCGGACCTCGATCTTGCCGAACTGCTCAGCGACTCCGAGGCGCCTCGATGTGTACTTGGCCCCGCCGAATTCGATGGTGCGCGTGGTGCAACCCGCCGTGCCGATCAGCAGCGTGGCCGATACCAGTGCGAGGACGAGCAGCGGAATGCCGCCGTGCAATCCACCGTTGCCGCCGGGGTTCGATGCCGGTGCCGCCGCCGGGGGCTGATCGATCTCGTCATTCAGCGCCTGGACGACGGCGCCCTTCATGCCGGCCCGGAGCGTGGCGAGCCCCATCGCGCCAAAGATCCCGAGGATCGTCTCGTCGGGCTTCTGGTGCGTCGCCTGGCAGTAGATCAGGTAGCCGATGGCCAGCAGCGCGATCAGGTAGGTTCGTTTGCCAGTCAGAGCTGAAAACAGGGAAGCCATAGGGGTTAGGGGATAGGGGTTAGGGAATGGTGGGGGACGAGTGGCAAGTGACGGACGGAAGACCCAAGAGGCAGGCGCGGGCCGGATGGCGCTTGTCACTCGCCACTCGCCACTCGTCACTGGCTTCCCGCTCCACAGTGCCCGCACCGGTCAGAGGCGCCGGGAGAGGACGGCGCGCGGCGCGGGCACTGGGAGTTCCGACGGGCACGACTCCGCCGAGAGTGGGAAGACTGGTGTGGGGGATGGGTTGGCCGGCGCGGTGCGTGACACCATTGGCCACCGATTGCCGGTGGGCTTGGGGATGTTCGTGCGTGCTCCGTGCGACCATGCGAGCAGACGCTCGCATGTGTGCCGCTCGATTACCCCGGCCTCGGGACTGGAATCGACTTTGGCCCCATGGGCACGAAAAAGCCCCCGGCGGCATCACGCGCACCCGGGGGCTGTCTATCGGCTATTGGCTATTGGCTATTTCGGCAGCCGATTGCCCTTGGCGATCTGCGGCACGCTGGGCCAATGCTGGGCGATGGCCATAATGGCCAGTGCCGCCTCGGTGGTGATCGGCATGGATCCATCCTCCCGTCGGATCACGGTCGAGCGTGCGACACCCAGATTACGCGCCGCCGCCGCCTGGGTTCCGACGATTTCGCGATGCGTGCGGTATTCGGTGGGGGTCATCTAGCGCTTGACGTCGTTTGGAGTTTGCGCCGGATCTCACGGATAGCATCTGCTGCGGCTGTGAGTGGGGTGACCGGTATGTGCCCGGATGCGCCCGTGCCGCGCAGATGGAGCTCGGCCTCAATCAGCGAGTCAATTGCAGCCTGGATATTCGGCCGGTCGGACGTAGATGGGGTGGGTGTCATTGTGCGTTGCGATGGGAAAGTGGATCCAGAGTTATACCGCCGTGATACTTACCGGCCCGTTGGCATCCGCAACAATCACCAGCGATCCATCTGGCCGCTCGTACACTGCGACCTCGGAGTCATTGGCGGCACGGATGATTCGGCGGCCTCCTGCCTCGGCCTCCATGTCGTTGATGTCGCCATCGTCTGCACCGATGGCCTCGTGCGAGTATCTGGCATCACCATCCAATGCCAGCCGGGCAATCTGGCGGGCAGTTGTCTGGCTGATGGTCTCGGCGGTCAATGTGTTCGCGTTCATTGTCGTGCTCTCGTTTTGGTTTTTCGTTTCGCTCTGTCGGCCATCTCGGTCGACGGAATGAATGTAGCGTGACGCTCCACTTCTGCCAGTGGAAAAGCGTGGGTCCGATTCCAAGGCGAGTGACGAGTGGAGAGTGGCGAGCGCACCCGGGGGCTGTTTATCGGCTATTGGCTATTGGCTATTTCCCCGCCGGCTGTTCCGCGGCCGGCTGGGTGCCCGCGCTCGTTCCAAAACTACTCCCCGCACTGAGCATCAGAGCCAACACCACGAAGAGAGCAAACAGCACCGAGCCCACGATGGAGAGCACCACCGGGCCGGCGATCACTGCGGCAATCGTGGCGATGGCCCCGGCCTGCACCTTGGCCACGGTGGTGGATCGTGCCGGCGCGTGGACGTGCACCACAAGCGGCGGTGGAGCCATGGCCGCCTGGGGCGCGAACTGAAACACCGGGATGATCGCTGGGGGTGCGGCAACGGGCGCGGTCGCTGCCAGCGCCATCAGATCAGACAGTGGTCGGAACTCCGTCTCACCCTCCCGACACCACTGTGCATCGACGCCCACGGTGCCGCTCTCCAGCATGGCCCGCAGATCGTCCCACAACATCGGTCCGTGCATGTGGTCGCCGTCGACCAGATAGTACTGCTCGGTTTTCATGCGTCCCCTTTCTCAATTTTCTCTCCCTGTCGCTTTTTTTGTTTGTCCGCCAATTGGCCGCTACCCCAAAGTAACTACATCCCGATACCAAGGAAACACGACATGGACCCTCGATTGTTCCGTCTCATCAAGGACCTTTCCCCATGCGAGATTGAGCAGATGGTTTTCCTTTTTCGGTCGTGGTCGGAGCAACTCCGGGAGTGGCTCTCTGCCCAAGGATTTGGTCCCGGGCAATCATTGCACCTGCCAGCGCCCGTTTCGCGCCGATCTCGCCGGTGTGGTCAGATCCATCCGCAAAACTTCCCCGCCCGTGGAAGGGTTCCGAATTCCCGGAGATCATCTGATCCAGAGTCAGGTGGAGCTGCCTGACGGCCCGTTCGCGGAATGGGGGGCTGAGCGAGCAAAGCCTTGCTATCAGGTCCCGGATCCACGGTGGCGATATGTGGTCCTCCCCGTAGGCCGGCGCCGAATCGGCAAAAGTCTCAGCGGTTTTTTCTCCTGCCGGCGGCGACGCTCCGAGTAGCAGCCATCCAGCATCACACGATAGCACTTCGGCGAGCTTGGTAAGGGACTGCGCGTTGGGTGGATTTATCCCGCGCTCCCACCCGGTAATACTGCTCACGGAAAAGCCGGTCTTTGCCGCCAGATCGTCCTGCGTCCATCCGAGTCGGTTTCGCCTAAACCTCAATCGTTCGCCGAGGGTTGCCATGAATCGAAGTTGCAAAATGTTTTACTTTTCCGTTGACCATACCGCAAACAGTTGTAATAACTCTTTGCAGATTTATGCAGCGAACCTCAAAGAAAGCAAGCCCCGGTTTTGCAACACTCCGGGCGAGGCTCATTCAGCGTGGATACACCATCCGTTCAGCCGCCAAACTGCTGGGGCATCCGTACCCGACAGTCTATTGCGCGGCCCGTGGTACGAGGGCTGGCGTTAAGTCGACCCAGATCCTGAACCAACTGGAGGGGATCGCGTATGCTTAATCCCAACCTGGCAATCGTCGTCCGTGTCGCCCTGCAATCGGCCGATTCACTTCCGATTCGCGAGCGGGCTTTGTTGTACCGTGGACTTGCAATTATTTGCGGGGACTCGGAAAATGAGCGGAGCTTTTTGCAAGTCGCTTCCAACCTCGAATCCATCGCCAAGGAACTGGATCAGGTTACCTCCGAACTCTTCCCCACCCCGACCTACAGCGGAACCCCCTCCGCCGATCAAGTTGCCAAATTGGCAACTTGAAAACCGCCACCCCTTTCGACCCCACAAAACCACACCTCATCCAAGCACGACAATGAGAGCAAACCTGACCCTATCACTCGCATGGCGACTCGCCGCCGTACTGGCCGGCGATGTCATGTCCGGAATCCGCGGCGACCGGCTCATGCGCCAGCCGATCAGCGCCACCACACGGCTCAGTCTCCGCGACTGCTGCGACCTGATCCGCGGCCTGCCGAAGAGCGAGCGCAAACCCGTGTTGTACGCGATGAAGTACATCGCTCGCCGCGAGTTGTCGGATACCTCAAACACGGAATCCCGCCGCGCCCTGCGGCGCGACCTCCGCGCCGCCATCACCCACGCCCGCACCATGGACAACCCGGAGTTTGTTCTATGAGCGCCTCCATCCCCATCCAGCGTGGCCAGCGGTGGACCTACGTTGGTCCCAATGGTCGCAAGGCCAAACACACCGTGATCCACGTCGACCCGGGACAGGTGATCACCTGGAGCGACCCGTTCCCGGAGGAGGATGCCGGCGGCGAGTCCTGGCTCGGATCCCCATCGACCTTCAAAACCGTCTTCCTCCTCAGCAACTCCTGCGAATAGCGCGGCAAACCCCTCGCCCCTAATCCCTCATCCCTCGCCCCTCGTTATGCATCCCAAACTTCGCGCCCTCATCGGTACCATGATCAATCCCGTACCCCCGCCCGAATGCCGCGCCACTGATGCCCCGGCCGCAACGCCTACGCATCCCACGACCTGCTCCACCTGCCGCTTCTGGCAGGTCTGGGGCAAGGACCAGCAGCACCTTTCCAAGGCGATCAACGGCAGTTGCCACCGCCGCGCCCCGCAGTTGTTCCTGATCGACGGCCAAACCCGCACCAAGTGGCCCGCCACCTACGCCACCGACGGCTGCGGCGACCATCGCTTCGCCACCCGTCCTCCGGGCTGAAAACTGAAAACTGAAAACTGAACACTCCCGGCACGACATGACCATGACCCTACCCCTCCGCATCGCCTCGAACGTCGCCCTGGTCGAGCTGACCACCGTGACCGCCCTGCGCGGATGCGACCGCGGCACCGCGGTGGACGACATCGAGAGCGGCGCGCTCGCCTGGTGCTGGGATTTCAGCGCCGACGGCGCCAGCCGGCGCGAGTTGCGCGTGTGGAAGCGATGCCTCACCGACGAGGCGCACACCGTCTCCGGCCTCAGCCTCGACGAGGTGATCAACGAGATCCTCGGGCAGAAGGCCGAGCACCGCAGCGGAGAGCTGCAGGCCCGCTTCAGCACCACGCACCAGAGCCTCCTTCGCTGGCGCGACAGCGGCGAGCTGAAGGGCGAGATCCGCAGCCATGTGCTGTGGATCACCCGCGCCAGCCTCGTCGCCTTCCTGAAGGCCCGCCGCATCGGGGCATAGGCACCAATGGACACGAATAGAGAGGCACCAATGGACACGAATGGAAACAGATCCCTGATGATCCTGACCGAATCCACCCTGCACGCCGTCAGCGCCGCCATTGGCAAATGGTTCGTCGACGAATCCTTCGGCAGCACCGCCGAGAAGGTCACGGCCCGCGGCGCCATGGGGGGAGCCCTTTTCGTCATCCGGCTCGTACAGCCGGACGACTTCGACCGCATCGTCTCCGACCTCGGGATCAGCGCCGCTGTTGCGGACGACCTGATCGCCGCCGTCGCGGGCGATCTCCACACCGACACGCACCAACCCGCCACCATCGACATCGACCCCACATGAGCAACAAGACCGCACTCGCCACCAAGACCGCAGCCTCCGCCGAGACCACCGCACTCGAGATTCCCATGATCGCCGAATCGAAGTGGGACGAGGCCCGCAAATTCATCGACGCCTCCGGCCGCTTCGAACGTTGCAAGCTCTTTGCACAGGCCATGGCCGGCATGCACCTCCGCGACATCCAGCGGGAGATGGGATTGGGGCATGGAGGAGCCCGGCGCGGTTCAAGTTGCCAAAATGGCAACTTGAAATTCACGGAGCTGGTCGAGAGCAAGCTGGGCCTCACGTATCGCACCTCGGCTCGCCTCATGGAAATGGGCGACCAATTGCGCAAGCGCCTGAAGAAGTTGCCGGAGCTGGGCGGCGTGGAGATCGAGCGCGCCGCCATTGGTGAACTGAGCGAGCCACAAGTGAAGGCACTGGAGGCCGGCGTGCGCCGCCTGACCGACGACCGCACCCAGCAGCAACTGCTGGCCGAGCTGGGCCTCTACAAGGCCGGCCAGAGCGCCGCACCCGGCGGGGCCCGTGATGGTGGCGGCAGCGGTGGAAGCGCCGGCCGCAGCCCCGAGCAAGCCGCCGCCACGGCCAAGGACATCGCCACCACCGACTGGACCGCGCTCGACCTGATGCTCCGCGGCTACGGCGACAAGTTCCTCGTGCTGCCCGACGCCGACGTGACCGTGCAGATCGCCGCACTGGAGGCGCATGTGATCATCCGCCGGAGTTGGCTCTCGAAGCCCCGCGCTCAACGCGATCCCGCCGCCATCACCACGCGCCTGAACGCGATGTTGACCGGCAAGGCGACCACGGCCTCCGAGTCCTGACCGTTCTCCCCTTCTCCCTTCTCCCCTCTTCCCTCTTCCACTCCCGCCCCATGCTCCTCACCTCTTCGGACCTTGCTGAATACGGTTCCCTTCCGGCCGCCGTGCGCGCCGAGGTCGACGCGTGGGTGCGGGAGTTCGAGGGGGCGAGCCGGCCGCTCACGAAAGCGTTCGCCGACATCGCCGGGCGGATGTCGTGCGACGCCACCACCGTCCGCCGGAAATTCTATGCGTGGACAAAGAGCGGTCAGGATTTCCGCAGCCTGATCAACCGCGCCAAGATCCCCGAGCGCCGGAACCTGCCGGCTGAGTTCATCGAATTCTGGCGCAGCCTCTGCGAGCGCAATCAGCGGAAGTGCAAGCCGGCTCACCGCGCCCTCGTGGCCGCCTGGCGCAGTGGCGCCGCCATCCCGGGCTACGAAGGCACCACCCTCCCGCGCCACGAACTCCCGGCCGGCTGGGATTACTCGAACCTGATGCGCTACCGACCCACCAAGTTCGAGCTGGCCACGATGCGCCAGGGCACCGCCTTCGCCAAGGCCCACGCCCCGCAGGTATTCAGCACCCGGGTCGGCCTGTGGCCTGCGAGTCACCTGATGTTCGACGACGTGCTCCACGATCATTTCGTGATGTTCCGCGGCAAGCCCGCCCGCGTGATCGAGATCGGTGCGCTCGATGTCTTCAGTGGCATGCGGGTGAGCTGGGGCACCAAGCCCCGGTTTGAGCGCGAGGACGGCACCATGGACGGCGTGAAGGAAGCCCTGATGCGCTTCATGCTCGCCGGCCTCCTGTGGCAACACGGCTACGACCCCGAACGCGGCACCGTGCTGATGGCCGAGCACGGCAGCGCCGCCATCCGCGAGCGCATCGAGAAGACCCTCTTTGACCGCAGCGCCGGCAAGATCCGCGTGAGCCGCTCCGGCATCACCGGAGCGCACCAGAGCGTCGCCGGCATGTTCAAGGGGCGGGGCATGGGCAACTTCCGGTTCAAGGCCGCCCTCGAATCGAGCCACAACCTCATCCACAACGAGCTGGCCATGCTCCCGGGCCAGACCGGCATGGACGTGGCCCGGCGCCCCGAGCAACTGAGCGGCCTGCTGCGCTACAGCGAGGACTTGATGAAGGCCGCCGCGCTCCTGCCCGAGCAACGCCGGGCCCTGCTGAGCCTCCCGCTTCACGACTACTTCGCCCACTTCCTTCCACTGCTCGGCGACGTTTACGACGTGATCAATCGCCGGGGCGAGGATCCCGACCGCTTCGATCACGACTTGGAAGGCTGGGAAGCCCTCGGCCACACCGTGGTGGAATACCGGCTCAGCGCCGCCGCCCAGCAGTGGATCGGCCCCGGTGAATTCCTGAATCTGCCCGAACCTGAGCGCCAGGCACTGGCCCGTTTCGCGCAGGCTGCGCCCGAGGTGTACGCCCGCACGCGCAAGCTGAGCCCCCGCGAGGTCTGGACCGCCAACCGCCAGCGCCTGCGCCCCGTGCCCGCTTTCGTGATCTCCGAGATCCTCGGCGAGGATCTGGGCCGCGAGGTCCGCACCGGCAACGGCTACTTTGAATTTTCGGACGCCGACATTTCCGCCGAGCCGCTCCTCTTCGAAGCCCGCGTCACCGACGAGCAAGGCCGCCAGTGCGAACTGCGCGACCGGGAGAAATACCTGGTCTTCTGCAACCCCTTCGCCGCTGACCAGCTTTTCGTGCACGACGCCCGCCTGGGGCACATCGGGGTGGCGCAACGGGTGAAGCGTGTGAGCCGGCTGGATCCGAAGGCATTGGCCGAGGCCGCGAAGCGGGCCGCCGAGCGCACCAACGATCTGCTCGTGGACGTGCGCAAGCGTCACACCGCGATGACCCGCGAGCGGACCGAGATGCTCAACCACAACGCCGACGTGATCGAGGGCCGCACCATGACCCCGTCCGAGCGCGCCACCCTCGACGAATCCGACCGCCTCAAAAAGGCCTACGACACCCTGATCGAATCCGAGAGATGAAAGGACAACCACAGATGAACACGGATGAACACAGATGCGTGACAAAACGACTTCCAGTTCACGGGGTGGTTTATCCTTTGGCGCTTCCCGGACTCGAATCAGAGAGCGTTAGGGGTGACGACATAGTCATGACACCTGCAGTTGTTGCTCGTGGTGTTGTGGATCACTTTAAGCCGTCCGGTCGCATCCTCGATCCTTGCCGAGGCAATGGCGCTTTCTCGGATCACATGCCCGGATGTAGTTGGTGCGAGATCAGGGAGGGGCGCGATTTCTTCAACTGGCGGGACGACGTGGACTGGATCGTTAGCAATCCACCCTATTCGGTGTTTTCCCAATTCCTGCGGCACAGCCTGAACGTGGCTGAGAACATCGTGTACCTGATTCCTATCAACAAGATCTTCAATTGTGATCGGTTGATCCGGGAGATCTGGAAATGGGGTGGAGTGCCCGAGATTCATGTTGTTGGAGCAGGAAGCTCACTTGGTTTTCCAATCGGTTTTGCAATTGGAGCCGTGCACTTCCAGCGCGGATTTAGCGGATCCACTCGAGTCTCCTTCATGGCCCCAGAAATCGCAGGTTTAACCCCCCGCAAAGCCGCCCGCCGCGCCGCCCTCTTTCCTCGCCCCTAAACCCTCATCCCTCACTACATGCACGACACCACACTCACCCCCACCGCAACAGCACAACCCGCATCTTCGGCAGGCAAACCCTTTGCCTTCGACTCCGATCTGCACGCCGAAGCTCAGGCCTACATGGCCCGGCGCGATGAAGACTACGGCAAGCGCGGCAAGCGATATCGTCTTTCCGACTTCGCCACCGAGCTGGGAATCAGCACCAGCTACGCGAGCCGATACCTGGACGGAAAGCCCAACTTCCCCGTCGACAAGTTGGAGCGGTCGCTCCGGTCGATCCTCCGCCACGAGGCCCGCCGCCGGATGCTGGTTCACAGCCTGTTTCCCACGCAGCAGAGCCGCCGCCTGGAATCGTTTGCCGAGGAGTTGAAGGCCACCAACAGCGTGGGCCTCGTGTACGGCGAGAGCGGCAGCGGAAAGAGCGCCGCCGTGAACCTCTACACGCAGGCCAACCCCAGCACCATCTACATCGAGCTGAACCGATGGGAGCGCACCGGCAGCGAGATCGAGCGGATGCTCTGCGAATTCCTCGACCCCGGCGACCGCCAGCGCGGGGCCCGGGCGCGTGCGCTGTGGCTGGTGGAACACTTGACCGACAGCGGTCGCCTGATCGTGGTGGATGACGCTGACGAGGCCACCTACGACGCCCTGAAGTGGCTCTTCGATTTCTCGGACAAGACCAAGGTGCCCGTGATGTTGGTCGGCAACGAGGACGTGCTCCGGATCATCCGGCGCAATCCGAAGATGTTCAGCCGCCTGGGCCTTTTCGAATCCCTCGAAATGCCCGACGGCGCCGCGCTGCGCAAACAGGTCCGCACGCTGCTCGATGCCCTGTGCCCGGATCAGGCCGAGGCGATTGTGGATCTGGCCGTGGCCGTGGCCGAGCGCCCGCACGGCGGCCATCTGCGCGCCGTGCAGAAGCGGGTGGTGATGATGCAAACCATCATGGCCAAGGCAGCAGCCGCCGGCACCGAAGCCGCCCGCGAGCTGGCCCAGCCCGATACGGCCTTCCGCAGCGCCGACAACCGCCTCCCAGAACCCGGCATCGAACGCCCCGAACTCCGCCGGAAATGAACGAACCGAAGCCGCGAAAGAACGCACAGAACGCAAAGGCTTTGATCTCTGTGCTCTCTGCGATCTCTGGCGGCTGAGAATCGGCCTCTGAAAACTTGAAACTGAAAACTGAAAACTGTCTCCGCCTATGCCCCTGCAACTCGCCACGAACCCCGCAACTGATCGTCTGCCGTCCCTGTTGGGACAGCGCACCGCACAACCTCCGCATCGCCTACCAAACCGCACCGCGGGGCGAAGCTCGATGGATGGCAGCCCGGGACCTGCGCACCCACGCCCGGAGCCGCCGCCAGGTGGATCTGGGAATCTGAATTTTTGGATGACCCTGAGCGTGATCGTCTTTTCGCTGGGCGCCATCGGTTTGGCGTACTGCGACGAAGAGCAAACGCTGGCCGTGGGCGTCATCGTCACCCTGACCGGTCTGGGCCTGATGGCCACCGCGCTGTGGCAGGGCATCGCCCTGGCCGAAAGCGAGCGCGAAAGGGGCGGTCGATGAACGCTGAGCAACTGGCCTTGCTGGCGCAAAAGATGGCCGACTGGTGCGTTGATTCCGTGGCCCTGTTCCGCAACCCCAATCGCCCCGACAACCTGCTCGTCCGGATCACCGGCCGCTGGGGCTGCCACACCTTCACGGATCTGGCGCACTTCAACGCCTGGCTCGACGACGCGGACCTGCCGGACAACACCCTGGACATCTTCGCCAAGTTCAACCCCCACCTTCCGAACTGAACACCCACCGATTTATGAGCACGACAATGATCGAGGAACTGACCCAAGGCCTGCGCGAGACGCGCGAGGAAGTCCGCACCCTGCATATGTTGCTCGCCGAGCAGGGAAAGCGGATCGCCAACACCGAAATGGCGATCACAAAGCACGGACCGCCCCCGGAAATGCTGGAGGCGCCGGCATCCGAACCGCGCTCCGTTTGGATGATGGCCGTGAAGTGCGCTGCCGCCGACTGGTTCGTGACTGAGACCCAGATCCTGAGCCGGGAGCGTACCGTGGACATCGCGGTGGCCCGGCACGTCGCGCGGCACCTGCTCAAGCGGGTCGCCAACCTGGACATTGCGGTGGTCGCACGCCTTTGCGGCGCACACAAACATACGGTCCGCTGGTCGCTCGGTCAGATCGACGCCGTGATCGATACGAACCCCAAGGCTTGCGAACGGCTGCGCCGAACGGAATCGCAGTTCAAGGCGTTGATCTCAAACCGCTCCGTAACCCAACCCTGATCCCCCATGCGAAACCGCCAAATGATTTCCCCGGACGCCAACGTCGAGAAGGTGGTCGAACTGATGCGCTCGCGCAGTATCGTCGGGCTGGCAAAGTACGGTAAGACGACCACGCGCAAGGACCTGACACCGCTGGAGTGGGTGCGCCACTGGCAGGCCGAGAATGCCGACGCCACGATCTACGCCGAGAAGCTGGCGCAGGAGATCGAGAATCTGACCGCCACCAACGCCCGCCTGGAGGCCCAGCTCTGCGAGCGCAACGAGGAGTTGGAAGTGCTGCGCAAGGCCGTGTCCGAAGGGGGCCGATTCATCCTGATCGCTGCCAATCGGTACGCCTCGGGAAACCACACCGAATTCCGCGCCATGCAATCGATGGCCGCCATCGCTCTGGGCGTCGAATTGCAGTGGCCGAAGACGGGGCCGAGCATCGAGACGGACAAGGTGATTGTGCAGGACTTCAACACGGGTAATTCCTCGAAGCGAAACCGAATCGCAGTCGCGACCGGACGTGCCCGCGAACAGGTAAGCAAACAAGGCGCGTCTGCGGTTCAGGGTCCACTCGCCCCTGATCCCTCGTCCCTAGCCAATGATCCCTCGTCCCTAGCCCCTTCTGAACAATGGATGGACGCCCAGAAGACCCCGCCAGATGTGGGTCACGCCGTGATCGGAATGGTGAACGGAACGACCAAGACCCGGGCCGTGTACTACATGGCCAGCACCGGCAAGTGGGTGGACGTGAACGACCGCCCCGTAACCGTCAGCCAATGGAGGCACCTGTGAAGGACAAGCCGCGCCGTTTCGTGAAGATGTTCAAGCCCCGTTTTGCCGATCTGATTCGCAGCGGAGCTAAGCGCCAAACCATCCGCCCGACGCCGAAGCGGATGCCCGAGTTTGGAGACATCATCGACTGTCGGCAATGGAGCGGCCTTCCGTACCGGTCGAAACAGATCCGCCTGGGTGAATTCGAGGTGTCTGGAGTGGGAACCGTGTTCCTGAGTGAACGAGCATGCGAGTACCACCTTGATGGCCGTATTTTCATCGGCTTAAAACACGCGCCCATGGCCCGCGATTTGGCACAGGCCGACGGCTTCGATTCGTTCGACGACATGCTCCAATGGTTCATCGAAAACCACGGTCTTCCGTTCGGTGGAATCCTGATCAAGTGGAGGGACCTGTGAACCGGCTTGATACCGATTTCGGCGACGATGGGTTGATGCCCGGCCAACCGTGCAAGGTTGGTGGACTCCAAGCCTTCGGTGCGCTCTACAAGTTCGCCGGGCGGACCTGGTCGATCACGGTGTGGGCTCACACCTGGGCGGACGCCGAACAGTATTGCGCCGACCACTCCCTGAAACTGGATGGCCAAATTGAGGAGGTGCTATCGTGATCCTCACCCTCTCCCGCAAGTGTGCCTGTGGAGCCGCGCTGGAAACCACCTTCCGGTCGTTGAATGCGCGGTGCCGGAAATGCCGCAGCAGCGCCAAGGTGATCGCCCGCCGCGGGCGTGCCTGCTGGTGCGATTGCAGCCGCCCCGCCACCGTGTACCGAGACGGCGCCTGGATCTGCGACTTCTGCGACCGCATCGAGTGCAAAAGGAGGGCCGCGTGAGCGTCCAAACGACACCGAATTCTGAAGATCAAAAGGAATTGAATGAGCTGGCACTGTTTGCAGGCGCAGGAGGAGGCATCCTGGGAGGGATCCTGCTTGGATGGCGCACCGTCTGCGCTGTTGAATATGATGCCTATGCGCGGCGAGTCCTGCTCGCCCGACAACGCGACGGATGCCTGCCAAGATTCCCCATCTGGGACGACGTCCGCACATTCGATGGAAGGCCATGGAAAGGTCACGTCGACGTCATTTCAGGCGGGTTCCCATGCCAGGACATCAGCGCCGCAGGAAAGGGCGCAGGAATCACCGGGGAGCGGTCAGGGCTATGGCGAGAGATGGCCCGAATCATTGGCGAAGTGGGACCCCGATACGTCCTCGTGGAAAACTCGCCAATGCTCACTGTTCGGGGGCTTGGAGTCGTTCTCGGAGACCTGGCCTCGCTGGGGTATGATGCGCGATGGGGAGTGCTGGGCGCTCACCACGCCGGAGCACCTCACAAAAGAGACAGGATCTGGATTGTGGCCCACCGTTCGATCTTCGGACGGCGAGCGCGGAGGAAGGGGGGATCTGATTCAAGCCGTTCGCGGGAATCCGAACTCACACTATCGGATGTGGCCAACACCAACGGCCTGCATGAGCAATGGAAGCTCTCCGGCTGCACTGACACGCAAGAGCGGGGAGAGCCGGGAGAACGACCGTCTGGATCATGCCGTGATGGCTGCGAATGGTGGTCAACTGAACCCAACGTGGGTCGAGTGGCTCATGGGGTGGCCTCTCGGGTGGACCGACTGCGCTGCATCGGCAACGGACAGGTTCCAGCAGTGGTGCGACTCGCATGGGAGGCATTGAAATGAGCATGTCTAAACGCCAATCCGCGGTCTATTGGCGCCTCTGGTCTGCGGCCTGCAAAGCGCAGGGTTGGACGAAGGCTTGCGGGATGGATTCCGCCGCCATCGACGCCAAGCGAAAGGAATGCCTCGCCGAGTGCGGATTTGAGTCCTCGCGCGACATCGATTCCGGGGCCGGATTCTCCCGCTGGAAAGCCCTTTGCGAGCGCCTCTGCGGAAAGCTCTCCGGGGCCATCGCCGAAGTGCGCCAAAACACCCCCGAAGATCGCCGCCGCTGGGTGATCCGAAACGAGCTGTTGCCGTGCCTCGCGATCTACGCCCCGCCAGGCGCCCACGATCCCGCCGAATACGCCGCCGCCTACCTCGCCACGCTCCTGCGCGACAGCCTCCCCTGGCGCCCCGATGGCAACGGATCTGGAATGCCCTGCACGCTCGATGAATTGGACGAGGCCGGCCTGGTCAAAATCATGGCCACGCTGAATGCCCGAATCGGTGCCAAGCGCCGGCTCGCCGGCCACACCCAACACGACATGCTGACACTGGCCGGTTGCCGGTGCCGCTGCGCCGCTTGCAAGGCCGTTGCAAAGGTGCCCGAAGCCGCCCCCTTCTGAGGCCATGGCCCGCCCTCCGCTCCACGTCGAGGCTCGCACGACCCAACAGGTTGCCGCCGACCTGCGCGACACCCTCCTCGGGTACATCCGCGGGCACTTCTACCGGGACCTGCCCGCGGAGCGGTTTTTCGCAGATCGCAGCCTCCTCCTACGGTTCGTCGTTTTGTGGCCCGCCAGATGGCTTTCCGAGCGCGGCGTGAGCCTCCCGGCCGAGCGTTATCAGTCGATCATGGTCGGGGCCGGAAACCCCCGCGGAATCCTCGTCGATGCCGCTACGCTGGGCGAGCCCCCGCGCAACCCCGTCGCCTACCTGGGAGCCGTGGTGCAACGCCACTGGAAGATCCACGGCGACGAATACTACGAAGAGGCGAAGAGCCTCCGCCCGCGACTGGAGCAACTCGTCGCCGGGCTCAGCAAAGCGACCGTTCAGCCGGCTCCGCAGCGCAACGCTGTCGAGCTACTGAGCGAAGCCGCGTCCCTGGTCGCCCCCGCCCGCCGCCGGAAGACCGCCCCCAAGCCCGCGAGCCAGCTCGATCTGCTCTGACAGTTGTCGCAAAGCTATGCGATTTGACAGTTTTTGGCCGATGTTGTAGCAAATCGGCAGTTCGCCAAGGATTGCCG